GGCATGTCCTTTTTCGGGTGTGGGACGATCACCACTCGACCGTTCTCGTGCCGAAACTTGTGGTGGCTGCCTCGCACCGACACTTCGGTGAACCCGGCGGCCTTCAGTCGTTTGATGATGTCTGCGCTTGTCATGTGTGTAATCTTACACAATACACAATGTTGTGTAAAGATATTTTGCGCAGGTTGACGCGTATCGGTTGATTCGCCCGACAGGGCACAGACCATATCGCCGCGTCGCTGCCCGGGCCAGCCGGCCAGTGTCCGATCCTTTCCGAAACAACCCCGGCAGCGCGCCATATGTCGCTACCCGTACCTCCTGCGGGGGAATGGCGGTAGGGGCGCGTGGATGTACCGATTTCAGCGTTACCCCTATTTTTCCCGTCTATGAAAAAGCCCGCTCAACTCGCGATCGTCTACCGGTCGACGGATGAGTTGGACGCGTACGAGAACAACGCGCGCACGCATAGCGCGGCGCAGATTCAGCAGTTGCAAGAATCGTTACGCCAGTTCGGCTGGACGAATTCGGTGTTGATTGCCGACGGCGGGATCCTCGCCGGGCATGGCCGCATCGAGGCGGCTACTGGCATGTGGGAAGCGGGCGAGAGCATCGAAATGTGCCCCCGACCGTTCTTCGTTCCGACGGTCGACCTGTCGCACCTCGACGCGGCGCAGCGCCGTGCATACATCCTTGCAGACAACAAGCTGGCCGAGAACGCCGGTTGGGACGCGGACCTGCTGGCGGCCGAACTGGCCGACCTCAATGATGACGGTTTTGACCTGTCCATCATCGGTTTCAGCGACGCCGAGCTGCGCGAACTATTCGCGGAACCCGGCGAACCCGGGCCGGGCGGCGAAGGGTCGCTCGCCGAGCGATTCATGGTGCCGCCGTTCAGCACGCTCGACGCCCGCGCGGCGGCGTGGCAAGACCGCAAGGACGCCTGGCTGGCGCTGGGCATTCAGTCCGAGGTAGGGCGCGACGCGCCAGCATACGGCGGTGCCAGCGAGACGCAGAAAGCGGCACGCGGCGCCACGGCGCAGCACCGCACCAGCGTGTTCGACCCGGTGTTGTGCGAACTGGCCTACCGGTGGTTCTGCCCTGAAGGCGGCATAGTGCTCGACCCGTTCGCCGGCGGCAGCGTGCGCGGCATCGTCGCCGCGCGCCTCGGACGGCAGTACGTCGGCATGGAACTGCGCGACGAGCAGGTGGCCGCCATCCGCGAGCAGCTTCACCTGATTGCGCCGGACGATCCGGCGCCCGCGTGGCAGGTTGGCGACAGCCGCCACATCGGAAAAGCACTGAAGGGCGTCGCCGCCGACTTCCTGTTCTCGTGTCCGCCCTACGCGGACCTCGAACGCTATTCGGACAGGCCGGAAGACCTGTCCACGATGAAGTACCCCGAATTCCTTGCCGCTTACCGCGAAATCGTCGCAAGCTCGGTAGCACTGCTGAAGCCTGACCGCTTCGCCTGCTTCGTGGTGGGCGACGTGCGGGCGCGCAGCGGCTCGTATCGCAATTTCGTGTCCGACACGATCGCCGCCTTCCTCGACGCGGGGTTGACCCTCTACAACGAGGCGATCCTGCTCACGGCGCTTGGCAGCGCACCCATTCGCGCAGGCAAGCAGTTCGCCGCCAGTCGCAAGCTGGGCAAGGTGCACCAGAACGTCCTGGTCTTCGTGAAGGGCGACTGGAAAAAGGCTGTCGCGGCCTGCGGCCAGGTCGACATGACGGACGTTCAATTTCCCGATCCTGACGAGTGATCGGCCGCCGCTCGCAGCGGTTCTGCAAAAACACCCCATGCAAGACGGGCCGGGGGCTCGTCGATAGGAGGCCCCGATGGCTCGACTGTGCGGGGCGAAAACCCGCTCGGGCGAGCCCTGTAAGAACGGGGCGATGGACAACGGGCGGTGCCGGATGCACGGCGGGAAGACGCCCATAACGAACGAGAACGCGGCAAAGCCGGGTTCGCTGTACAGCAAGCACCTGACCGACGAGGAAAAGGTTCTGTTCGACGCGATCGAGCTTGGCAGCCTCGACGACGAGATCCGCCTGACCAAAATCCGGCTTGCCCGTGCGCTGGCTCAGGAAAGCGAGCGCGGCGGCACGCTGGAAGTCGAGTCGGCGGTGCAGCGCTCAGGCGGCGGTCCACAGGTTGCGAAAGCCGAAGTGCACAAGAAGGCACGGGACTACGTGTCGATCATCGACCGACTGACTGCGCGCATCGCCTCGCTGGAAGCCCGGCGGGCCGCGATGCAGAACATGGCGCTCGAAGCAGAGTTGAAGCGCCTAGACCTGAAGGAACGCGGCGATGAGCAGAATCCCGAGCCGCCCGCATCGCGCTCGTTCACCTTCGTGGTGAAAGACGCACGGCGCCGCCCCGATGACGCCAATGACGACGCCTAACCCGACCCTAAACGTTCCGCAGGCCGAGTTCCTGCAGATGCCGCACAAGTTCCGGGCCTACGTGGCCGGGTTTGGGTCCGGCAAGACGTGGGTCGGCTGCACCAGCATCTGTCAGCACTTCTGGCAGTGGCCGCGCATCAATCAGGGCTATTTCGCCCCGACGTACCCCCAGATTCGGGACATTTTCTACCCGACCATGGAAGAGGTCGCCGCGGTGATGGGCCTGGCCGTCAAGATCAACCAGACGAATCACGAGGTTCACGTCTACGAGGGGCGTAAGTATCGCGGCACGGTCATCTGTCGGTCGATGGAAAAGCCGGAAACCATCGTCGGTTTCAAGATCGGGCACGCCCTGATCGACGAACTGGACGTTATGCCGCTGAAGAAGGCCCAGACGGCCTGGCGCAAGATCATCGCGCGGATGCGGTACAACGTGCCAGGGCTGCTCAACGGCATCGACGTCACGACGACGCCGGAAGGCTTCAAGTTCGTCTATCAGCAGTTCGTCAAGGCGGTGCGCGAGAAGCCTGCGCTCGCCGAAATGTACGGCCTGATTCAGGCCAGCACGTACGACAACGAGCTGAACCTGCCGGATGACTACATCCCGTCTCTGTTCGAGTCGTACCCGGCCCAACTGATCGCCGCGTATCTGCGCGGCCAGTTCGTGAATCTCGCCAGCGGCAGCATCTACGCCGACTTCGACCGGGTGAAGAACCACACGGATGCGGTAGTCGCGCCGAAGGAAACGCTGCACATCGGCATGGACTTCAACGTGCTGAACATGACGGCGACCATCAACGTGGTGCGCAATGGCCTGCCGTTGACCCTGCTGGAGCGGGTCAAAGTGCGTGACACGCCTGCGATGGCCCGGATCCTGAAAGAGGATTTCTACGATCTTGGGCACGGCATTGTTATCTACCCGGACGCGTCAGGGGGTAACACATCCTCGAAGAACGCGAGCGAGTCTGATCTGTCGATCCTCAAGCAAGCCGGCTTCAAGGTCGAGGTGAATTCAGCCAATCCGGCTGTCAAGGATCGCGTGAATGCGTACAACGCCATGATCCTGAACGCGGCCGGTGAGCGGCGCTTCCGGATCAACACCCACGCGTGCCCGGTGACCACCGAGGCGCTTGAGCAGCAGGTTTGGGGGGAGGACGGTCAGCCGGATAAGAAGACCGGCCATGACCACCCCAACGACGCCAACGGCTACTTCCTCGTTAAGAAGTGGCCCATCGTGAAGCGCACGGCTACCGTCACCGCGCTGAACGGATAATGAGATTTCGAGTATGAGCAACGTTCGCACCCCGACGGCAGTCGTCGCCGATGCGGCCGAGGATCTCGCCTTGATCGCTGCCTTGATGGGCGGCACGCGCGCCATGCGCACAGGGGCGAAGACGTATCTGCCACAGTGGCCGAACGAAGCCGACGATGCTTATTCCGCGCGGTTGAGCACCGCGACGCTTTTCCCGGCGTTCCCGCGTACGGTCGAGGTGCTGGCCGCAAAGCCATTCTCACGGCCCATTACGCTGGGCGAAGATATCCCACCTCGTCTCAGGGAATGGTCCGAGGATATCGACCTGCAGGGCCGAAGCCTTCACAGCTACGCGGCCGCGCTGGCGGATGCGGTGCTCGCCGAAGGCATGGCCGGCATCCTCGTCGACTACCCGACGAAGGGGAAGGGCGTGAAGACGGTCGCGGACGAGCGCCGCGCCGGTTTGCGCCCCTACTTCGTGCACATTCGAAAGGGTGACATCCTCGGTTGGCGGTCGAAGCGCATCAACGGTGTTGAAACCCTCACGCAGTTGCGGCTGCTGGAAAGTGCGACGGTCGACGATGGCCCTTTTGGCGAAAAGACGATCGAGCAGGTGCGCGTCCTGTACATCGGGAAGTGGGAAACGTGGCGAGAGACTGAAAAAGTCGAT